ACAACTAAAAAGCTCACTAAAGAGCAGATGGTTAGATTAACTAAGACTTTTGAAGCTAACTTCACAGGTAAAAGACAACACCACAAAACACTTGTCCTTCCAGAAGGAATGAAATATAACATCATAGAACAAAGTCCTGTAGACTCATCCTTGATTGAGTTTTCAAAGACTAATAAGGAACCAATACTTTCAGCTTATAATGTTCCTCCGATTAAAGTAGGACTTCTGGATGGTGCTACGTTTGCTAATGCTTTAATTCAAAACAAAACATATTATGTAGATACTATTATGCCTTTAACTACTTTGATTGAACAGGCAATAAATAAATCAGAGTCCATCTTAAAGTCTGCAAGAGGAATGAGGTTTAAGTTTGATTTTTCTCAAATTGAATCTCTTCAAGAAGACTTTAAGGCCAAAGCTGATTCTGCTAAGTCTATGTTAGATTCTGGTATGACTATTAATGAGGTTAGAGAACAAGTTTGGGAACTTCCTGCACTTGAAGGTGGAGACACTACTCCTGCTTTATCTGCTCCATCTGTGCCAAATCTATTTAGCTTAATGGCTCCACAGGGAGAACAAAAAGTAGACACAGCAAATGCTCAAAACGATACAGGTGTCATTACAGATATAGTTCCTACAGAAGCTTCTTTTGAATCTAGAGTTGCTCAATTAATTATGCAAGCTATTACAGAAGGTTTAGATGTTGGTGTCGCTACTGAAAGAGCAATAATGCAGGCCCTTCAAGAAGGATTCATTCCAACTCCATTAGCTCCTAAAGAGGAAGAGGAAGATAAAGCTGCTGGACATATTCATATTAGTGCAACTGGAAATAAAACAGGACCATCAGTTATTATTGGAGAAGAGAAACTTCATTATCATGTGTTATATAATGATACAGGAGAAGAGTTAGGTCGCACATCCTCAGATAAAGAGGAACCAAGACATACCCATACAGACACAACAGGAACAACTACAGGTCCTAGATCGTCTAAGTTTATTCCTGCTCCTTTTTCAAAAGAAGTTCTTCAAAACTACGCAAAGGCGGTTTCAGGCGACGGTGTTTCTGAGATGCTTGAAGAAAGGAAAAAAGAGTATTTCAACTTTATGAAGAGATTAGAAAGTTTTATAATCAAGAAGATTAAAAAGAAAGCTTATAAAAAAGGTTACAGTTTTAGAATTAAAGCAGATCTTCCTGATGCTAAAGATTTGGAGACTTTTATTGCAGAGGAATCTGAAAGAATATCTGAATCACTCTTTAAAGCTACTAAATATGGATATAAAACAAATATACCTACAAGAACCTTAGTGTTTCCAAACGAAGAAGCTAATGCTATTCTCAAGAAGATATCCACAAGGAACGTTACCTCTGTAACTAAAACAAGCTTAAGTCAATTGAAAAACATTATAACTTCTACTGCAGCTGATCAAGCCTCTGTAAGTGAATTAGCTTCAAGAATAGAAGACGCATTTGATGGTATCGCTAGAAGTAAAGCAGAAACAATTGCAAGAACAGAGACACTAACTGCCGTATCTATAGGACAAGATTTAAAGACAAGTAATTTTAAAACTCAATTTCCTAAAGAATCTAAACAACTAAAGAGAGTTTGGATCACAGCTAACGATGCTAAGGTTAGAGATAGCCATGACGATTTAGAAGGTGATGTTGTTGAAGTTGGTGAAAAGTTCGCTAACGGTTTAGAATATCCAAGAGATCCTAAAGGTGAAGCTAGAGAAGTAATTAACTGTAGATGCAGCTTTATTGACTACTTACCAGAAGATAGTGACGATATATTCTCTATTTTAACTGGTGGATCTCCATTAGCCAATGACGTGTAAAATAAAAATTTTCAGATGGTAATGTATATAGAACATGAGAGGTAAACATGACAAAAAAATATAATATTAGACAGTCTAAGCGTGTCCAAGATGAATCAAAGATTAAGACTTTAACTTGCTCTGTTGATTGGGACACAAAAACAATCACAAAAGACGCTTCAGGCAATATGTTCATTGAAGGTTGGGCCAATACTGCTGATAAAGATAGAATTGGAGACGTCGTTCTTCCTTCTGCCTTCGCAGGAACCATGAAAGAGTATATGGAAAACCCTATAATGTTATACCAACACGATTGGGACAACGTTGCTGGAAATATTGTTGATTACAAGATAGTTGATGATGAGAATGAAAAAATAAATGGCCTTTGGGTTAAATGTAAGGTTTCAAACGCTAAAGACGTTGAGGATGTTAGAACTAAGATCAAAGAAGGTTCTCTAAAAACATTCTCAATAGGTTATAATGAAATCGATTCAGATTTTGATAAAGAAACAAATACAAACGTAGTTAAAGAGCTTGAGTTGCTTGAAATCTCAATAGTAACTATACCATGTAACCCTTTTGCTAAGTTTGGTGTTTCTGGAGAAGAAGAAAAGAAAGACGACTACTCAGCGACTAAGGTTACTCCAGAGCTTTTATCGTTTGTTTCTGACGCTCTTAAAGAACTAAAAGATATAAATGATATTGATGGTGATTTCTTAAAAGAGATTATCGATATTTATAATGGTAACGAAGAATAATTTTAAGGAGATAATTATGACTATTAAAACTAAAGGCCTAACAAAAAAACAAGTAATCGCTAAACTCAGATCTAAGTCTGTTAAAGTAGAAGAAACTGAAGCCGAAAAAGAAGCTCGTGAAGCTGCTGAAGCAAAAGCTAAAGAAGAAGAAGAGGCGAAAGCTAAAGAAGAAGAAGCAAAAAAAGAAAAACCAGAAGGTGAAGAAGAAAAACCTGTTGAAGAAGAAGAAAAACAAGAAGAGGAAGAAGGAACAACTATAGACCTTGCTATGGTTATGGAAACTTTAACTGCACTTGGAGAGCAAGTAAACCTTATCTCTGAGGGCCTTGCACTTGTTCTTGAATCTGCTGGTCTTATGGAATCTGAAATGTCAGAAGAAGAAAGTGAAGAAGATAAAGAAAAGCCTGCTGATGAAGAAGAAAAGCCTGCAGAAGAAGAGGAAATGGAAGAGGAAGAAAAAGAGGAAGAAAAAGAAGAGTGTGATAAAGAAGAAGACGAAGAAAAAACTATTGATGATATGACAGAAGAAGAAGCAGCGGTTGCTCTTCAAGCAACAATAGATGAACTTGAGAAACTTGGATAACAAGTAGAAAGTTTCAATATTTTAAACCAAATTAAAGGCTTCTTTATAGAGGCCTTTTTTTTACCAAATTTTCCTATTGGTAAATGTATATAACTTTCGTTGGTATAGTACCATTTAATATTAATATAAATAAAGGAGAGCGCCGTGGAATTAAAAGAGCTTCTTAAAAAGTCTCGAGAAGAACTGGCCAAAAAGAAAGCTGCTCGTGTAGCAGTTTCTCAAAAGACAGTTGTTCCCACAAAAAAAATTAAAGGTAGTAAACCTGAAGCTCTTGTTAAGAACCTCAAGAAATGGGGTGTAAAATCGCTTAACGAGTTGCTCAGAGTTAACACTGCAGAGAAAAAGTTTGCCTATCTTGGTAATGATTCAATTGCTATTGTTAAGCAATTGAAAGAAGACGTTGACGTCTGTGTTCTTACCGAAAAGATTCTAGGCATTCCTGTAAAAGATCAAAAGTATTTTCAAGAAAACTGTGAGTTTACTTTGAAAGCACTTGGTATCGAATCAGGTGATGATGGTTTCGAGTGGATCCCAACTATTGTTGCAGATTCATATATTGATGAATTTAATCTAGACAGAAAAGTTTCAGGACTATTCTTCGAAGTTAAAATGCCTTCAAATCCTTATAAATGGCCAGTTCTAACTAACGGTGCAATTGCTCGTAGAGTTGGACAAGCTTCTGCTATTAATAAGCAAGTTTTCAAAACAGATAACACAATTCAATTTGACGCTGAAAAGCTAGCTGGTCGTTATGAACTTCCAGAAGAATTGAATGAAGATTCAGCTCCTGACGTAGTTAAAGCTATTCGTCAAGAATTGATGGAAGGTCAAGAAAAAGCAATGGAAATTGCAATTCTTGAAGGTGACACTGCTGGAACAATGCATGTGCTTACACAACTTCCAGATGAGCTTCCTACAGTAACTATTGCATCTATTGCTGCTGCTACTCCAGAAACTGCATTTGACGGACTTAGACTTCGTATTTTAAATGCAAACGCTGTTGTTGCAGGACAAGCTGCTGTTAATGCTGGTGGAGCCGCTGTATCTGAAACAGAACTTAACGGTGCTCGTGGAAAAATGGGTAAATATGGTGTTGATCCTAGTCAATTGGCTATTATCGCAGGACCTAAAGTTTACAACCAAATGCTTCTTCTTGACGACGTTCGTACAATCGAACAATACGGTGGTCAAGCAACTGTTCTTACAGGTGAATTGGCAAAATACGAAGGTATGCCAGTTATCGTATCAGAATATTTGAGAGAAGACCTTGCAGCTACTGGTAAAAACGCGTTGATTACAGATGCTACTGGTTCTATTATCTTTGTTAATAGAAAAAGATGGTTTACTGGTCTACGTAGAGCTGTTCAAATGAGAATTGAAAGAAACAAGACAGAATTTGATGTTCTTGATATGGTTTCATTCTCAAGAAAAGCTTTCCAAGCTGTTCTTAAGGTTGATGGATCAAACTATGCTTCTGAGTCTTCAGCAGCTATGGTTTACAACATCGGTGGACTATAAGAAATTAAGTTAAAAGCTTAAATTTTTAATAACGAGGGCTGGTGTAATATCCAGCCCTTTTTATCTTAAGGAGATTGTATGTATCTAATAGTAAAAGCAAATCCAGAAAAAGCAAAAGAACTTTTAAAAACAAACAGAACATACGAGATAGGCGATAAAATAACAGGTGATGTTTTAATGATATCTAAATTGGCTAATAAAAACAAAGATGTGTTTGAGTTAGGTGGAGTTGAAAAAGTAGAACCTAAAGAGTCAAAGCCTAGAGGAAAAAGCAAACAAAGAAGAAAGTTTGGTCCTAAACAAGACAAAATGTTTGATGGAGATGTGAAGTCTAAATAAGGACTAACAGTGACTGAAAGAAGTAAAGTTCAGATACATAATTCAAAGACGATCTTTCCTAGAAAGATCTATTCTAGTTTAGAAACAAAATATTTAGATATAAAGAATGGCGCTAGAATAGTTTTTACTATGTATGTCTATTCAATAGACCCTGGCGCAACAGTAACCGCAAAAGTCAAGACCTCTTTTTCTGAAGAGATGCCTTTTTGTGAAGTGTTAACACTGTCTTCTGATTCTGTTAAACATGTTAAAGGAGTCTTATCAGATTTCCATAACTTTATAGATATAGACTTAGAAGTAGTTGGTGGAAACGCAGAAGTAATTCTAGGTATAAACGTATTTGACAATGCTTTAACTACAAGGATTGAGAATGCGGAAATATCTGTAGATCTTAACCATGATCTTCAACCTAATGGTGAATATGACTCTGTTAGGGTTGGAGATGGCACAGATGAATTAGAAATAAATCCAGATGGCTCAATAAACGTCAATATAGTAAATACCTTAGTGACGCCTGAAGTTGTAAAACCAATCTTTAATAAGATAACTAATCTTGTTGATTCTATACGTACCTCAGTTGTTTCACATACCGCTGCGATTGGCAAAGAGACGTACCTGCAGTTTATATCTGTTAGCGGAAACAATATTGCAGACTACGAATTAGAAATTAATGGATCAGTAATAGACGAAAGAAACACATACTTTGGAGGACCTTTATCTGAGCAGTTTGACTTTGCGTCATATTCAGAGAGTGGAATGTTAATCACTCCAGGTGAAAAAATAGAAGTATTTGTTACTCATTATAGAACAGAGGTAGGAGATTTTACATCTCGTATCCAAATATTAGAAATTGGATAATTGTAAAATACCATTAGGAGATAATATGAGCTTATTAGAAACAAAAAAGAAAAATGCTGAAATAATGAGAATGAGATCTAATATTATGGACGCTGAAGTTCAAATAGAAGAACGCAAAGAAGAAATTGTTAGAATTGAAACTAGAATAGAATCATTTAAAGATAGAATCACCACTCTTGAAGAAGAGCTTAACAAAAACAAGGAGTAGTTATGAGTGACAACAAAAGAGGCCTTCCAGTTCGGACTCAAGAAGACCCAGATTTAAAATTACAAGTAAAGAATGTTGACTACACAACACCTACGCAAGGTCAAGAAGTTGATACAGACGGCAATGCCCATGTTGAAATTCATGGAAATGACGCTGCTGGTACAGATAGAGTCGTTGCTTTATCTGAAGAAGGTAGAGTAAATAGTAACGGCGATTATGATGTAGCTACAAATACTAAGCCAGCATCTGCATCTCCAATTATGCATGATAGAAAAAGTACAGCAGAAACTCCTAGCGAAACAGATCAGAACCTCAGACAAACTGGTATTACGTATGATAATGGCGTCGATGAGACGATTGTAGCTGCTGATGTTGCAATTAGAGATGAAGAAGGTGTTCCTTATTCTAAAGATAATCCACTTCCAGTTGCTATTGAAGAATCTGAAGGCGATGAAGTTCATGATTATAATGAAGCTGTTGATGTTGTTTCAAATGGCGGAACAGCTACTCATGAATATTCTGTAGCAAATAATAAAACATTCTTACTAGACCAAGTTCTTGCAGACGCTTCAATGGCTTTCAAAATTGATGTTGAAATTGGTGATGGAGCTGCTGTAGAGACTTTTACTAAATTAGCAACAAGGTTTGCTTCTGAGGTAAATGACAATGCTGATATGGAACTAAAGAGACCTAAAAAGGTTGTTGGTACAGTGAACACTACTACTGTTAGAGTTACTGTTACGAATAGAGACAAGAACGATGTCCAATCAGTTTACACAACAATTGTTGGTTTATTACACGATTCATAAGGATTAAATCATGGGTGACGTGAGTAGAGATAGATCCAGTCAATCAACTAGGGTGACTAATTCAGAAGAAACTAATATTACTAAGGTTAGTTCTGATGGTGAATTTTCTATTCGCGATACCCACGATAACGGTGGATTAGATACTGTTTTAAATTTAACAACTACTCCTCAAGAAGGTAAAGTAGGTGCTACTGTTAAAGCTAATAGAAAATATGTAATTATGGAAGCTTTAGATAAAAATATAAAATGGGGATTTGATGTCTCCTCTCAAAGTTTTGATTTATTTAAAAGTCAACTAATAATGGTTCCTCTTGGTGAAAACACTGAAGTTTGGTTTAAAATGTCTACTGGAACTGGAGACGTTGCTTTTGGGGAGTTAAGCTAATGGCTGGACCATTTACAGCACCTGTTGACATAAGTGTTCCATTTGATGGGACAGAGGACTCTGATGGAATTGAAGTTGTTCCTCCATTTGAATCTGAAAACGTTAGAGATGGAATAATAGAGGCTAGAAATACAGCTGTTGGTATTCCTAGATTTACTGTCAATTGCACATCTAATGGAATCGTTGGTAATAATGAATGGCTAGGTCCTAATGAATTAATGCCAAACACTCCTATGGTTGTATTTCCTTTTAATGCAAAAATAGAAGAAATATCTTGGGCTAATCAAAACAGTGAACCTCGATTTCATATTGAGTTTAGAAGAAACTCAAAAACTGGAACAATATTCCATACGCTAACGGTAGATACTACTAATCCAGGTTATGGATATGAAACAGGTTTAGATTTAGACTTTGCTCCTGGTGAAGTTATTTACGCTCAATATAAAGACGATGGTCAGAATTGTTCAGATTTTGCAATGACGTTATGGTTGTCAAGAGTTATATAAAGGATACGTATGGATATTTATGTAAAAAATTTAACTAATGAAGAAAAAGATTGGGGAACTGGTAGAACATTTTTACCAAATGAAGAGTTTTTAATTCCAACAATTAAACCAAACCTATTGTGTTTGTATTCAGAGAACAACCTGTTTTTATCAATATTAAACTCAGAAGCTCAAATAGGAGACGGATTAACATATTTTACAGACCTTAATTATCAAATTAATTACTTAAAAGGTAAAATTACCCCATCTGTGTCTGTTGAAGAAATTCCACAACCATATGCTTTTGCTAAAAAGACATTAGCTGATGGTAAAAAGTTATATAGAAGAAAACATGGGGTTAGACAAAATTGTCCTGCTAACTCAGAAACAAGTATTCAATTTGTTGTTCCTTATGCTCACTGTAAGATTGACGAAGTTGAAGTAATTAATTGCAGCGGTAATGACAATGTTGATTTAAAAGTATTAGATGATGAAAGCGGAACATACTCAACTGTTCCTAACTATTGTTTAAATCAATTTGGCTTTAATGTCTCTGTTTCTGATTTATATTATGCAGATTCTTCTAATTATGATGCAGATTTATACCAAAACATGGTACTTGAGGTTATTTTTAAAAACAATGATGCTGAAGCTAAAAATATTGGAATAAACTTTGTCCTTCATGAAGTAGTAACAGTATGAAAAAACTAACAAAAAAGCAAAAAAGACATATCCACAATATAAATATAATACAAAGAAATCGTAAAAAAAGAAAGCATAGGAAATAGCTATGAAAATTATAAATAAGATAATTACTTTTATGAGTAATGCAGCAGGAAGTATTCATGCTCCTTGGATAAACAAAGAGTTTAATTTAAAAGATTATAGAAAAATCGAAAAAAAAATAGAAACGCTTTCAACGCCATTCTTTGTTGGATTAGTCAAAACAAACGGAAACTTTTCTAACTTACTTATATATATAGCACAGCTTTTCTCAAAAAAAAGAACCAAAAGAGTAACTCATGCATTTGCCCATATAGGAGATGAATTTAAAATAGTTGAATCTATCGGTAAAGGTATACAAAAAATATCTTTATTAGAAGCTATTGGCCAAAGAGATAGCGTTGTTCTGAGATATCCAAATCCACACTTTCTTAATAATACACTATGTGATCATGCTATAGATTATATTAAAGCTGTTGTGAAAAGAGATGTAGAAATTGGTGTAGAGTATGATATAAAGCATAGTTACGCTATAATTCCAATTGAAGATATTCGTGACTATAGTATAAAAAATGTAAAACTAGATTGTAGTGAACTAATTATGCAAGCTTTAGAGCACGGTTTTAGAATGACTGATCAAAGAAGCTTAATAAAGAAAACTAATAGAGCTGGAAAGAAATCTTGGTCTCCAGGTGATATATATTTCTCAGAATTGTTTATTACTTTTTACGACTCTAGAAAAGGATTTATAAATGGCTAGTTATGTGAGTATATTAAAAGATAACGCATGGATTACTGCTGATGATGTTGGTGAATGGCTATATGATGATCATTCAGATAGATATGAGGTCCCAACTACAGGTGAATATGCTTATTTAGTTGAACAGTTTGTAAGATATACTGCCCAAACTATAGGAGTTATTGGTAATGCAATCACAATCGAATACACAGGTGGAGCAATTGCAGGATCTGAAGTCGTCACAGTTATCGGAAGTGCAATCTCTGTCCAACTTGAAGACGGCGTATCAACGGCTGAACAAATTCGGACAGCAATCAGCGCAAGTGGTCCTGCCAGCGCCCTGGTTAACGTCCAACTCGAAGTTATTGCGCCAGATACTCTCCCAGATGTCCAAATCAGGACTCAAAATATTGCCGGACCAACAAGTTTAGCAAACGGTGTAGATGATACTCCTTTTCCTAAAACAGATGTCCCAATAAGAAGAAAAAGATTTGAATTATTAATTAATTCAGCATGTTCTAAAATAGAATCAATCTTACAAACAATAGTTTTAGCTAAAGACTTCCAAGAAGACGCAGATGGTAACGATTCAAACGTAATTGTTCCAAGTATGTGGCCAATTTTGAGTCTTTCAGATGTTAGGATAGATTATAACAGAAATTTTGGTCCAGAAACAATAGTTGAGCAAATTAATCTACTTTTAAGAGGCATGGCAGATAAAAGAGCAGATCTTGGAGTTAATGATATTAGAATTGTTGGTAATGATATATACCTCAGAGACGATGACAGCGATAATGTTATTGGTAGAATATTTAGTGGCTCTGTAGCTGGATCTGTAAGAGTAACTTATAAAGCTGGTTGGGCAAGAGATATCTCTGATGTTCCTAGTGATCTTCGTCTCGCTACGCTTCAGCTTGTAGAATGGTATGAATTTAGAAGGTCTAATAAAGACGTTGGTATAGCTTCAAAAGGAGTTCGTGGAGAATCTTACTCTAAAATAACAGAGTTAGAAGAAGGAATACCGACTGAGATATATCAAACTCTGTCTTCATATATCAATGTGAGTTTTGGAATGTTTGAAAGAATTCAAAATAATATTTTTGGAGTTTAATTGAAAGTACTTATTAAGTCTAATTTACAAAAAAAGTTTGCAGAATTAAATAAGGCTGGAGAGAATATTAATAGGCTTATGCCTAAACAAATATTTCGCGCACTAACGTTATTAGAAACAGCTATGAAACAAAATATTAGAACAGACTTAAATGTTCGTTCTGGTACTTTATTAAACTCTGTTCAAAAAGACTTAAGAAAAGTAGGACCTAATGAATGGGAAGGTGAAGTAGGACCATCTGGTAATGTTCCTTATGCTGGTGTTCAAAACTGGGGACACACTTTTCCTGCTAGGTTTGTAGCGCCAAGAAACAAATTAGCTTTAAAGTGGACAAGCGGTGGAAAGACATTCTTTTCTAAAGGACACACTATTCCTTCTTTTAAAGTTCCTGGAGTTCATTATTTAGAAAACGCTATAGAAATGGTTAATGATAAAATTGAAAAAGATTTAGGTATCTTTATAGAAGATCAACTAAGGAAAGCATAATGGCTTGTATAGATCCAGCAAAATGTGAAGAGATAAGAAACTCTGTAGTAAACTTAAAGTCCAGAAGAATGAGGATCTTAGATTCTCTGAGACAAATTTTAAATACTATTACAGAGGCTAATGGATATTGTCATGATATTTATGAAGCAAGCTTTGATGTTAATGGCTGGCAAGATAGATTAGAAGGCGATACTCCAGTTATCTTTATAGTAGATGAAAAAGTTAATAGAATTGAAAGAATGGCAGGAAGACAAAGACAGTATTATTGGAAAGTATTGCTCTTTGGTGTTGTAAAGGGTATGGATATATATGAATTTGAACAACATGTTGCAGATGTCCAAGAGTGTATAGAGAATAACGGTTATCTTTGTGGAGCTGCAAGTCAAACAGAAGTAGATTCTATTAGAACTGATAATCAACTATTCTCTAATAAAGAAGACACGCACCTTTACGAGATTGAATTGGAAATTAGATATATCCAGTGCCATAGCGAAACTAGATAAGAAACCATCTACCATTTGTATATACTCTATGTAAACCCGATAACCCCCAACGGAAGGAACTATTATGGCACATTACAGAGGTCGAGACAACATCAACAAAAGAGTTGTTAAAACCGAAGCTTTGTTTTCAGATCGTCCTAGATCTTTCGTTTTTCAATATCGACCATTAGGATTAAGAATTTCAGGCGACGATATGTCAGCTGTTGATTTTCAAGACAATGTTGGATTAGATATTACCTTTACATACGGTGGATCAGTCTATACGTTTGCAAAAGCCGATATCGTTATTGTTAGGCGACTAAGAACTAGAAAGTATGCCCTTGAACCATCAACCGTAACAATTGTTTAGGAGTAAGAAATGAAAGGTAAAATGTTTTTAGCTCATTTAAACACGATTGTTACTGGAAGACAGTATAATATTAAAGACCTAGAAGGTGTTAAAGTATTGTCTGTTGAAGGTAATGTTCTTAAATGTGAGCATGAAGGAAAAGAGTTTGATTTTTGTGTAGATAAGATAGTAGGTGGCAAAAAAGGCACTATTACTGTTTTTGATCTTATCGAAAATAAACCTGCAAAAAAAGTAAAAAAAGAAAAACCCACTACAGAAGATAAGGAGTAAATTATGGGACGTAAATTATTAAGCCGCTCGTCCGAATTTTTAGGTGTTGACCAGAAAATCTGGATCGGCCTTGAAACGGGTGGGTTTGGTGACGCTGCTACAGGAGGACTTGTTCCTGCCGATGCGGGCGCTGTTGACTTTAATACAGCTGGTGTAACTTTTGACATTCCAAGAGACGATTCACCATCTCGTTCAGGAAGATCTGTTTTAGCTAGACTATCAGGAAAGAAAACTGTTGAAGCTACTTTAGAGTCTCAAATTATTCCTGGTGATCCTGATATTTTAGGAAACCCAACACTTCCACCAATGCATCCATTTATTTTGACTGCGTTTGGAGAGGTTGATGTTACTAATCCAGCTGAAATTGTTTATAAGCTTTCAAGGTTTAATGCAAACTCTGCAAGAATTCTCGAAGAATCAACACATTATTCTAGATTAACTGTTGGAGCCATTATGGACTCTATTACTTTTAATCTTCCTGGTGATGATAAAGCTACAATGGCAATGGAAGGTTTTGCTCAAGATAGTTATATTGCAGGTGAAACTGTGTTAGCTCAGCTTCTTACAGGAGCAGAGCAGTTAGCTTCTCTTATAGTTCAAGACCTAACTTATACTGCATTAGCAGCTTCTGGAATTAATGGTAACTTAGTTAATATTACTTATGTTGGCGGTGGTACTGCTGGATTAGAAGTAGTTACTGTTTCAGGAAACGATATTGAAGTTCAAATTGAAGATGGAGTATCTATTGCATCTGAAGTTGAATCTGCAATTAATGGTTCTCCTGCTGCTCTTCTTTTAGTAACAGTTGCTCTTACTGGAGCTGATGTTGCTCAAGTAATTGCTGCTCAAGCTTTTCTTGAAGGTGGACTAGGCGTTAGTGATTTTAAAGTAGCAACTGGTAAAGGAATTCTTTTTGAGTTTGGAGCTTATATCGATGTTATCGATGCTTCTGATGGTGATACTATTACTACTCAGAAAGCTAAAGTTCTTGCTGTTAATGGAACTCCTATTCCTACTAATGCTGGTGGACCTAATGCTGATATAATTACAGTAGATCTTCCTTTAGCTGCGGCTTTAGCTGGTGACTTTGTAATTGGACATGCTCCAGAAACTTATAACCCAATTAGTTCAGAAAAAGCTCTTCTTGGATTAAAAGGTAGTTTAAGCATTGTTGGTGCTACTGTTACTGACTGTGAGATGATTTCAGCAGAAATTTCACTAACAAACAACTACACTAAGAAAGACTTTATTTATGGAACAGGAAAGATGTGTGGATTTGTTCCTGATAAGAGAAGAGAAGTTATGCTTAACTTAGAGCTTCTTTTAAATAAAGATAACCTTTCTTTCTATATGAGAAACAAGTGTTTTATTGCAGAGGACATTACAATTACTCTTGAACCTCAAGATATTTGTGGTCCTGCTTATTCTTCTTCACTTGGTAGAACGTTTGAGTTTCACTTCCCTAAAGTAGAATTCAATATTCCACCTATTGAGAATCCTGCAGACGCTTATGTTACTCTTGCTCTAGAAGGTAAAGCTCTTGCTCCTTCTGGTAGTCAATTGGACGAAGAGTTTACTTTAACTATTAAGTAAAAGTAAAGACAATTTCCGTTTTTTCCTGGAAATATAAGGGCTAGATTTTTTCTAGCCCTTTTTTATTATAACTAATTGTATTTATCTAATGTAGGGAAAAAACAATAAACAAGATGGACTTCATAATGAAGTCCTTTTTTATTTTAAGGAGTTGTCGCATGGCATTGAATAAAATTGATCCGAAAAAAGTTTTAAAAACGTGTTCTACACTTGATCCAGCTATTGATCAAGAGGCCACAGGAAAAGAAGGCTTAAAAAACTTCGAAGAGTCTTATGATATGAAGTTTCTAAAGTTTAAGGAAGGAGAGTTTCCAACGATTTTTCATATTATGAATATCCTTTCTTCTGATGAAGCAAAAATTAAGCAAGATCACTTAAAAATTGAGTTTCCAGAGCTTAAAGATGCAACGGAAGAGACGATTAAGAACATAAAAGTTAAAGATATGAAACCAACTATCAAGCAAGTAGATAGTCAAGAAATGATGGTTAAATATTTTAACTCTGGTATCTCTGTATATGAAGAAGACAAAATAATGTTTCCTTGTAATGCTAATGTGTTTCCATATACCATAGTTCAAGAAATTGGATCACTTATAATGATGAGAACACAAATAGGAGATGATTTAAAAAACGTATTAGGGTCATGATGGACCTGAGCCTTGACTATAAACAAGCCAAGGCTCTAGATTGTCAAACATGTGACCCTGGAAAAATGAGATTAAGGAATTGCAACGGTGCTTATGGAGAAACGTCTAAGTCACCAATTTTGGTAAATGGAAATGTTTATAGATCATGCCCTAGAGCATTGGTTGCACAAGATTGGAATTTAGGATATTTAGTTTCTTTGTATTTTGAATGTAGAGAGAATAAAGTAAACCCTTTTGGACAAACTTTAGTAAGCACAACAGCTTTTTGCAAAAACGTTTTTGATCAAATGGACTCAATTGTCTCAAATTATCGTGAACGAGAGCATAAGAAGTTAGAAGAAAAAACAAAAGCTGATGCGAAAAAAGCAAAACTTAAAGGCAAAAGAGGGAAGTAATAATGGCAATTGATAAAAAAGTTAATATTAGTCTTGAAGCATCAGATGAAGCTACTCCAAAAATTACAAAAATTGCAAAAGCTGTAGAGGGTTTAACTAAAGAAAACGAACAATTAAATAAAACCTACAGTTCATTATCAGAATCATCTCAAGGTTTTTTACGAGGATTAGGATCAGAACTAGCAAGCGTTACTAAAACAGCTGTTGCTTTTGTTGGTGCTTGGGCAGGAGCTAAAGTTATTACAAAAACTTTTCCTGCTATAGAAGCTGCTATGGGTAGAACAGCTTTGGCTTCTATTAATCTTGCAAACAAAGCCGCTGAAATAAGAGTTCCTTATAATAGATTATCTGTATTAAGTGGTTCTTTAACTAAAAACTTACAAATATTATCATCTCAAGGATTAGAAGCTGTAGGAAAAGGACTAGGAAGTCTTAAAACTAGTTTAATGGCAGTTCGTAGTAATTTAGAAGCTAGTGTTCTTGTAACCAAATCAGTTACTAATGCTACTTTAGGAACTGGAAAAGCATTTTTAGCCGCTGCTAAACATACAGAGTTGCTTGAAAAAGGACTTGGAGGTATGGTAATTAGGGCAAGTATTGGGGCTAGTGTTTTCAGTGCTTTAGGAGCTTCATTATTAACTTCTGATGGAATTATGAAAAAAATGGCTGGGGTAACATTAATTGGCCTTGCCCTTGCATTAGGCGGAGTAGTTGCAGTTATTCACCAATTATTAAACGCTGTTGGAAACGTAATTATATCTATAGGAGATAAATTAACTGCCGCTACTGAAAAGCAAATTAAAGATTTTTCAAAAGCAGAACAAACAACTTACGCTTTCAATCAAACAATTTCTGCATATGCAAAAAACTCAGAAGAAGCTGCTAAATCAACAGACGAGTGGACTAATTTTCAAATTGCTCAAACAAACGCAACAGGTGCTCAAGCAGCAACTATGAGAGCTATGATTGCAGAGACAATTTCTGCTACAGAAGCAGCTGGATTGAATGTAGCACAACAAAAAGAACTTATAAAGGCTTCTATTGACCTATCAGAAAGAGCTCATAAACCTCAGATAGACACATTGACCGCTTTAATTAATGCTATGAATGGTAATTCACAAGCTGTTATTGCTTTAGGATTACATATAAATGATACTGCTATTCAACATTCAAAATTAAGTCAATCCCAAAAGGATAATTTTAAGACTGCTTCTGAGGCCGAAAGAGCTCAAACTAGGTTAGCTGTTATTATGGAACAGTCTGGTAAGGCTGCTGGTTTTGCTACAGCCAATGCAGACTTATATTCAAAAGCTATAAAATTACAGAAAAACGCACAAGAAACATTAAACGCAGAGCTTGGTCGTGGTTCAGTAATAATTAATGGTGAATATAGGTTAGGATTAGCAACCGCAACCAATGCTTTAACAAACTTTTTCAAACCTATTCTTCCTGGTGTAGGATTTTTACAGGCTTTAGGTGGTAGAGTATTACAAGTTACTGGTTTTTTAGCTAAAAACCTACTAACTATTACATTATTAACAAGTGCATATAGGGCTTTAAATATTCTTCTTGCAAAAGGTTTTGCAGGAGGAGCTTTTGGTAAACAACTTCCTTTTATTAATAAATCTATTGGACAAATGGCTAAAAACTTAGGAGCTACCAATATAAAGTTTAATTCTCTAAAAGGAGTCGCAAAAGGCGGGCTTCAAATTATTGCAAAACAATCTGCCAATGGAGCTAAAGCTTTATTAGGACTAGACTCTGCTGCAAAAATAACTGCTGGCTCTGTAGGAACACAAATGGTTAAAGGGTTTGCCAATGTAGCTAAAGGAATAGGATTAGCTACTAAGGCGTCTTTAGCTTTCTTAGCAACACCAATGGGGCTAACTATAGCTGCAATAGTTCTTGGTGCATTATTGCTTTACAAAGCTTTTCAAAAGCTAGAACAAGAAACTGGAATATTTTCAGAAATATGGGCAGACTTAGAAGAGTCCTTTTCAGGTACATCTGAAGTATTAGCTCCTCTATATACAATATTAAAAGAAATAGGAATAGTTCTTGCAAAAGTAATAGGAGTACAAGTAAAACTAGCTGCTGCTGCGTTGTCTCAAATGGTAGCTAATGTTTTTAGAGTAATTCTAGCATTCCAAAAACTAAGTACTTTTTTACCTGGCTCTATGGGAGCTTCTGCTGCTGCAATTGCTAAAACAGAAGAAAGAATTGCTAAATTAAACGCAGCTAGTAAAAAACTTGCACTAGGTGCAATAAATGATATAGGAGATATTTTCCTTAATAGTGCTGAAGCTTCAGCAAAATCTATGATAGCAATGGAAAGGTGGAGAAAAGAATTAGCAGAAGCATCTATCGCTGTAGGTAAATATGAAGAGAAATCTAAAAAAGCTTTTGAATTTGCTTCTGAGTTTACTCCTAATATTAACTTAAATAAGTTTAAGAAAAAGGCTGCAGGGTTTGAAAGTACATTAATTCAACTACAAGGAGCACTTGAAGATAAGAAAATAACTTTAATTAATGCTCCTGAACAAACAGCAGAGATTAAAAAGGCTCTTGAAGAAACTATCTCAAAAATAGCTGATGCAGAAGAAGCAATTCAAGGAGTTAGATTAAAGAAGGCTCAAGAAATTAGAAATGCTAGGCTCTCAGAAGTAAGCATGGAACTTCAAACACAAAAACAGAAGGTCTTTTCTGTTGAGCAAGAAATAAAACAGATGAGACTTGATGCCGCTACAGATACAAGAGACCAGTTAGTCCTGATTGAGACCCAGAGGTTACTGGATCAACGTGGTTTATTGTCGGCACAAGCGCAAGCAGGTATATCAATCAAACAACAAGCAGCCCTTGAGGCCAATTCTATAGAACTTGAGGCATTCAGAAGTAGATTAAATGCTGAAAGAGAATTAGCCCTCACAGCAGAACAACAGAAACAAAATGAAATTATTTCTCTGAGGGCAAGCTTACTTCAAGGTACAACCGCTGGAGCTCAAGCTAAAGAGGATGCTGAAGTAGTTAACGAAAGACAAAAAATACAAGCTTTAGAAGTTTTACAACAACAAAGGTTAATATCTACTGCACAGTTTGAAAAAGACCGCGCAGCAATAACAATGGCTGGAAGACAAAGATCTTTTGAGCTTGAAATGCAATTTGAATTAGAAAGAGCTAATGCATTAGGATTATCTCCAGAAGCTATGCAAGCAAGAATTGATGCTCAAGCAAGACAAGACGCTATGGAGTTAGAGCAATTAACTTTTAAGCTTCAAAATAAACAACTAACAGAAAAAGATTTTGCTACCGCCAAAGAACAATTAGCTTTTGCAAGTGAAGAAAGAATTGCTAAAATAAAAGAAGATCATTTAACTAAAGAATTAGAAAGAGCCAAAAGACAAGGCTCTTTTATGGATAGAATAAGAATTCAATCCGAGATTAATCAAATCAAAGGAGCTGGAAAGGTTTCTACAGCAAAAGCTTTTTTTCAATCACAAGAGGTTTCTCATGCACAGTCTGCTCTAGGTAACTTAGCAACATTAACATCGTCTTCAAATGAAAAGATGTTTAAGATTGGTAAAGCCGCAGCTTTAGCCTCTGCTGTAGTAAATACTGCTAGAGCATTTACATTAGCTCTTGCTGAAGGCGGACCTATTATGGGTCCAATTTTAGGAGCAACAATTTTAGCTGCCGGTGGTGTTCAAATAGCAAATATTAAAGCTCAAAAGTTTAGTGGAGCTTCAAGCGCTGGTTCAGGATCTACAGCAGCTCCTGTTGCACCAACACCTTCTGCAACACAAGGCGGACAAGCTGATAGTGGTATGGACGCTGTTCCAAGATCTTTAAATGGAAAATCCTTTATCTTATCCGCTGGTGAAAGAGTTGTTCAACCAGAGGCTAATAAGAAACTAACTAGTTTTCTAGATAATGTTGAAAACGGCGGTATTGGCGGAGGAAGCACCTTTAATATTAATATAGGAACTGTTGATAGTAATGAAAGAATTGATCAAATTGTTCTAAAAGTAAAAGAAGTTATTAGAGAAGATTCTGAAAGAGGCGAAACTATTATTAGTTCAAAAGGGGTTGCATAAATGGCTACAAATCAAGGTATATCTTTTCTCTATAGTTTTGATTTAGGAAATAGATTAGTAGATAATTTTGGATCTAATGTAATTAGAGTATCTTCTACAAAAACAGGAGATTTTGATAAAGGAAATGTTACTTCTGAGTCTGTTAGAGAAGTTTGGAGATCAGATAATGTCTTAACTTTGCAAGAAATTGTTATTAAAGCAGATATTAAGTCAGAAATAGACACCTTTGCAATTCTTGGTCATAATTTTAGCATCGGAGCAGTAGTAAAGGTTGAGGCTAATATTGATGATGTGTGGATAGCTCCTCCTTTTTCTCAACAAGTTGTCGTTGATGAAGAAGTTAATAATATTATATTAGCTAATGGTGGTTTTGGCGGAGAATATGAATATTATAGAGTTACTGTTTTAGATCCATCAAACGCTTGCGGATATATAGAAATAGGAAGGATTGTTGGTGGTCAAGCATTTACTTTTGAAAATAATGAAGATATTACTGATACTTATAAAATAGCAAACGTAGATCAATCAGAAAAAATGAAAACTCAAGGATATTTTAGAGCTTCTAATGAAAATATAATAGTTCGAAGCTTCTCAGCCAACTTTAGTAAGTTATTTTCTGTTACTGGTCAAGACGATAACTTTAGAGGCTTTAGAAGGCTATGGAAAACAGTAAAAACAACCAGGCCTTTTTTAACTGTGTTAGATAGAGACAATACTCAAATCTTTAACGTTTGGGGACAGTTTAAATCACTTCCAGATGAATCTTTTGGTATTAATCAGTTTGTTAACACTCCTGTTTCTATAGAAGAAGTGTTTTAATTGTATATTATCATTATAAATCTTTTCTTTTTTTAAAAATATAAATATTTATAATAATTAAACACTTATAGGAGATGTAAGTGAGTCAAAATATTTTTCTTGATCCATCCGTTTCGTCTTTGCCAGCATTCGCTCCTGGTGCAGTTGGTAATGGTACCCTTACAGTTGATAAGCTGTCTCATTTTACCGTAACTCAAGATTATACAGCTATTTGTACAGCCACAGATCCTTTCACTGTCTTTAATATAATCGGAAGCTTAGATGGTCCTGTTGGTGTCGCTATAGTTGGAACACAATTTGTTGATCAAGATAAAAAAATATTCTTAACGGTAAATCAAGGTCCTATTTTATTTGAAGTAGGAGATACCTTTGAATTCAGTGTAATACAAGGTACCGACTTAACACAATCTAATTTAGATACTTATAATGAACTTCCTCAAAAGAATTTTGGTCTTGGAGTAATTGGAGAAAACAAAGGTGACCACAATGTTCGCTTTAACGAAGCTGCTCAATTAGCTTTTAGAGAAATTCAAGACTTAAAATTTACAAGTAAATTAGCAGGTTCCTTAGGTAACTTAATATCTATTGAGTATTTTTTAGGAACTGTATTGGCTTCTGCTTCTAAAGTTATTCAAGATTTAACATATACTGCAAGCATTCCAGGAGCTTCTGGCAATGATATTCAGATTGCTTATGAACAATTTACTCCTGCGGTTCAAGCTGAAAGGCAAGTTCAAGATATTTTATTTACTGCTAAACCAATAGGTGTTTTAGGAAACGCTATTTCTGTTGAATATATCGCTGGAGGAACAGCTGGTTCTGAGGGCGTAAATGTTATTGGTAGTAAAGTTCAAGTTCAAATTGATGATGGAGTATCAACAGCTGATCAAGTTAGAGTTGCTATAGGTGGAAATCCTACAGCTTTTGCTTTATTAGATGGTATTTCAACAGGAACAGGATTAGAACCTCAAACAACTCAGGCAGAAATATTCTTACTTGGTGGATTAGACGCTATAGGAGACGCTGGAAACGAAGTAGTCACTGTTTTGGTTAATTTAATTACAGTTAAATTAGAAAGCGGAGTATCTACTGCTCAAAATGTTTATGATGCTATATTAGGAAGTGCTCCTGCTTTAGCCTTAGTGACACCTTCAATCTCAGGAACACCTGCTACAACACAAATAGCTCCAGTTATTGCTACTAATTTAGAAAACGGAGCTGATAATGTTGGTATTCCTGGTTCTGAAGTAGTAAACGTAGTTGATAATCAAATACAAGTAACTTTTGTTTCTGGATTATCATCAGCTCAACAAATAAAAACAGCCATTGAAGGAAATGTAAGTGCAGATGCTTTAGTTACAGTAACTTTAATTGGTTTAGGACAACAAGAAACAACAGACTTACAAGCATTGGCTACCGCTGATATTACTAACGGTGAAAGTTTGGATGTTTCTGATGCAAACGACGTAAGAACTGTTAGATTTTATTATAGAATTGATACTGTAGATGTTCCTCCTGGTTCAGGTGATGATATACCTATTGATATTGCAACTGGAGATACAAGCGGTGTTGTTGCTATAAAGACAGCGGCCACTATTAATTCAGAACCAGAGTGGAATGTTGCAACACCAGCAACCTCAGTATTTAGAGTTATAAATGCAGATGTAGGACCATCAACTGATATATCAAATGTTGATGTAGGTGTAGGACAAGCCGTACCTTTTAATATTGTTAAGGTTTTAGATGGCTTTTCAATAGGAGAAGAACTAGAAACTTCTCCAGTAAGTAGAACTTTTCTAGGCGGCGGTTTAGGACAAGGAACCTATGCTTTTAACACAAAAGAACTAACAGTTCCAGGAAGTTTTAATGAAGGTAATGCTGGAATTTTAGTTACTGGGATGAATAATCAAGGTGATGAGACAACTTCGGGAGTATCTCTTAAAAAAGGAGTGGTAACTCTTGATGATAATGTTCCAGCAAATTTATCTGGACCAATTGTTGATAATACTCAGAAAACCATAAATAATCTTATTCAAAATGGCAAGGTAGTCTTTGTTTCTGAGAACGAAGGTAAAGTTCTTTGGAGTAAGCCTGCTGGAACATTAGATATTGAAGAAGATTTAAAAATATTTTTTACTGAAACTGGAATTGTTAATACTATTTTAGCTTCAAACTTTCCTATAGCAATTGCTGATGGAGAACATATTTGGGTTGTAGTTGATAGGCAGAATTCTGTTAACTTAACTATAAACCAAGGAACAACTGTACCAGACTCTCCTAATGGAGAAAACGTCTTTAGGTTGTTAACACGAGTAGGAACTAGTCTTATTTGGTGGGACAATACCTTTCAAAGAGAAGGAAAAAAACTTAGAATTGGTGAAGGAGCGGGAACTGGCGCATTTCAAGAAAAACTTGGTGTCGGCAATGGAGTCCAAACTTCCTTTCCAATCTTATCTGGTCTGTTTCCGGTTAATAAAGACTCTATTTTAGTTTTTGCTAATGCTCACCAGTTTGTAGATACAGAGTGGGACTGGAATGAAATAACAAACGATATAGAGTTTGTTGTTGCTCCAGAAGTTGGAGTTGAACCTTATATATACTACTTAACTGATGGAGACTCAATATCACCTCCATCAGTTTCTGGTATTGAACAATCATATGTTCATACGGTTTCTGTATTAGAACAAATAAACAAGGAATTACAGTTAATTGCTACACCAGCGCAACCTTCTAAAATGTTAGTAGACATTATAGGAGGAACATCTCAAATTATAAATATAGATTTTCAAATTACTGGTGATTTATTTCAATGGACAGGTTTAGCATTAGACGGAGTTTTAACATCTGGAGATAAAGTGAGATTTCACTTCTTTAGTTAATATAAAAATTGTAAAAAATAAGAGAAAGTAAGGAGTTTAAAGTGAGTAAAAACGTAGGAAAGTGGATTGAGGACGATACCATTAATGGTAGCAAAATCAGATTAACCAATGACCAATCTTTAAGATCAAGAAACGCTGCTAATACGGCTGATTTAAATCTTTTAAAGGGCAACTCAGTAGATAAAGCTGAGTTTGGAGTAGAGCCTGTTTATAATGGTGCTCCTTCAGGTGCTACTTCATTAGTAAATAAACAGTGGGTTGATGATGTTATTGCTGGAATTAGAGATCCTAAAGATGCTGTTAGATTAGCAACAACCGCCGCTCTTCCTGCAAATACTCCTGCTGGTTCTGGTATTGGTAAAACACTTACCGCCGACGCAAATGGTGCTTTAACAATAGATTCTACATTAGTTGCAAACGGTGATAGAATTTTAGTCAAAGACGAGGGTAGTCTTAGTGATGGTATCTATGTTGTAACTGATTTAGGTTCCGCTGGAACTCCTTGGATACTTACTAGAGCAACAGACGCAGATGAAGATGCTGAAGTTACACAAGGATTATCAGTTGACGTTGTTGAAGGTACGGTTAATGGTAAAACAAGGTGGCTTTTAACAACCGCTGATCCTTTTACTGTTGATACTACTGTTCCTACTTTTGTGGAAGTTCCAGTAGCTGCTGCGGTAATTCAATTTAAAGAAGAAGTATTTACTTTAGTTGCTTTAGATATTTCAAATGGATATGTTGACTTAGCTAATGCTGCAGAGTCTCAATCAATAACAGTTTATCCAGTTAATGGTCCTGTGCAAGAACCAACAGTAGATTATACACTATCTGTTCCTGGTTCGGTTACAAGAGTGACCTTTGCAGGAGACCTTGCTTCAACATTGGTTGCAACTGATAAATTAGTAGTAAGATACGCACACTTTTAGGATAAAAAATGGCTAAAGTAGCAGATAAATGGTTAGCAAATCCCGGTGGAACTACATTTTTAAGTGAAGTTCCTACCGGGACTATTAATGGAGTTAACAAAGACTTTGTTGTTTCTGAGACTCCAATATCTGGGTCTTTAAAGGTTTTTCTTGATGGTTTATTAGATGTTGAATTTACTTTTGATAGTCCATCTAAAACAATTACTATGACAACAGCTCCAGTAGTTGGTCAAGGCATTAGAGCAGTTTATAATTATTAAGGAATAAGATATGGTTGGTAAAATTCAAAATGCTGATATAAAGTCTTTAGGAGAGCTAACTGGTTTAGGAGCTACTAAAACAGAACTGCTAAATACAGGTAAAATGTACACTCCTAAATCAGACGAAGTTTTAGAAACAACGCTCAGAAAGAATAACTACTCTGCTGTAGTTGATCCAGTAGCTGGTGATGATTCTGCAGATGGCTATGAGGTTGGTTCTAGGTGGGTAAATACAGCTACTAGAAAAAGATATACCTGTGTTGATAATACTGCAGCCACTGCTGTTTGGGAAGAAGATGCAGGTGGAGTTGGAGGAATTAATTTTATTGAAAATTCAGACGCTGAAGCTAATACTACCGGATGGGATACTTATGCTGATGCGGCTGGTGAAAGTCCTGTAGATGGTACTGGTGGAGTTCCAACAACTACTTTTACAAGGTCAACATCTTTGCCTCTTAGAGGAGTTGCTTCTTTTTTAGAAACTAAAGACGCAGCTAATCGTCAAGGTGAAGGTGTCAGTTAC